TTAAATTCTTTAAAATTACGGTTTATAGTTTCTTGTGGAATTGCAGGATATATTTTTTCAAAATTATCTCTTAAAAATTGCTCGTATGATGCTTGACGACCAAATACCGTTTTAAATGTATTAGTTAATTCATTTCTAAAACCAGTAGTTAAAGCTTGTCTAAACTTTTTATCTGTTACAGCAGGTAATTTAGTACCTAATGTTTTTTCAACAGCTTTTACAATATCATTTTGAGTTGTTTCATCTAAGTTTAAATCCTTAGCTAATGCTGTTTTTACTTCTTGCTTTACTTGCTCTTGTTGTGTAACAATATCTTCCGCAGTTTCAGTAGCAGTAACAGCTTTAGCCTCAGTAACATCTTGTGTAAATTCTTTACCTAAAATTCTTTGAGATGCTTCAATTGCTCTATTAGGTAATTGCTTATTTATAAAACCAGCTAATGGAGCTACAGGTTGATTAGCAGCTTCTTGTTTTTTTACATATTTAGGGTATGCCCTAACTAAATCAAGAATACCTCTTTTACCTACTTGTATTTCAGAAGTAAGCAATTCTCTGTCAAAATTAGGTGCATTTCTACGCTTGTCAACTATTCTATCTACTATACCTTTAAATTCTTTAAATATTTCGTTAATACCATCAATACCTTTATCATTGTAAATTTGTTGAACTTTGCTAGAGGCTACTTTTTCTTTTGTTATAATTTTTTGTATAGCTTGTTCTGCTTCTGTTAATGGAGCAGTTTGTTCTTGTGTATCTATTTCTTCAGCTACAACTTGTTCTGGTTTAGTTTCTGCAGTATCAGCAATACCTTTAATCCTGTTTTTTGCGTTAATATAAGTTGTCTTATAACCTTCTAAAGCAATTAAATAATCACTTCTTTTAATATTACCCTCATCTAATTCTTTATTTAATTCTTTAACGCGTTGAACTTGCAAATTAGCAAGATCACCCATTGAATTAACCTCATCAATTTCTGTTTTATTTAATTTAGGTATTATAGCATTACTTTTAGTAATCCTTGAAGATAATCTGCTGTTTACATCATTAATTTTTTGTTGTATACCTTCCTTACCTACTTTGCTTTCTGTAGAATTATACTGTTTTTGCAATTCAGATAATTCATTTATATCTGCTTGTATACCTTCGTTGTCAGCAGGTGCTCTTAAATTGCTTGCTGCTTTTAAAAGATATCTGCTGCCTTTAATTCCAACCGCGCCACCTAATCCCTGTAAGCCACTTTCAAGACCTTCTTGTGATGCCATACCCTCTACCATAGCTAATGCTGCTTTTGAGGAGTCTCCAGTTTTTCCTAAAACTCTATTGTATTCATCAATCCCAAATTGAAAATTTTCTGTTATAAATTCCGTTTTTCCAGAACTATATATATCTAATACTTTAGCACCTAATGGTGAATCTAAAAATTTATTTGAAATAACTTTTATACCATTCTTTTTTATAGGTGAAAGCATGGATGATAAACCAACAACTTCAGACATGGCTTGTATACCAGCTAAGGCAACGGGGGCTTTGGCATTATCTTTTCCTTCAATTATAAGATTTTCAAGAGTTGTATTTTCTCTTTTAGCTAATTCTTCATTAAAAGTTACATAATTTTCTGCAGCAAAATCCGCATAAAAACCTGAACCAACAGTACCAGCGCCAAAACCAGCGGAACCAACCATACTCACCATTGAACTTAGTATAGCAGCTCCTCCTTTAAGAATTTCACCTTGCTTAAAACTTTCAATAATAGGTAATGTTTGTTTTCTTTTTTCTTGCTCCGCTTTTAATTTAGGTATACTTTTAAGTATCTCTTTAGTCCCAAGACCTTTTGTTAATGAAACAGGAAGCCCCATTACGGGTATGCTCACTCCGCGATATTTTTCTACAAATTCATCGACATTCTCTTGCCCAAAAATAGCCTTATATACAGCTGCAGTAGCTAGGTCTAAAGCTGGAGATTCACCTGACCAAAAACTTTTTATTTTTTTAACATCTTGTCCAACATTTAAAGCAGCATTGCTTAAAGATTCAGACATGTCCATATTAATAACACTGTTAATTTTTTCCCGCTCTTCTTGTGCTAATTTATTTGCTTCATTTAAAATATTTCTAGCGCCTGTATCAATTTGTTCTGCTGTAAAATTATAATTTTGAGAGTCTGGAGCATTATTTATTAATTGCTCTTGAGCTAAATCTTGAATATATAAGCGATCTTCATTAGACAATTCTTCTAAATTAAATGCTTCAAATGATTCTGCAATATCTTCTATTTCATTATTTAATATTTTTTCTTTTTTTCTTTTTAAATCACCTTCTCTAGTTTTTTTTCTAATACTAGTTTTTGGTGATTCCAAAGAAGTATCCACCAATGGTGATCCCGTAAGAGATATTTCGGGTGTTGCATTTGCCTCCGCAAGCACACCCGGCTTTTCTTCCTGCGAAGGAGGTATCTTTCCCGGCTCGTCTAATAAAGTAGCATTGGGAAAATCATTTAAAAATTTTTCTTTTGAATTTGGTCCAACTTTATAAGTTGTTCCATTTACAGTATAAATTTCAATCATAATTAATCTTCGTAATCTGTATTTATTTTTTGACTTGGAGGGATAAACGTTCCGTATAATACATTATTTATTAATTTAGGAACCTCTATTCTATTAACACCCTGCATTAAAAATGCTTGTTCTAAAAAGCTTATTGTATTTTGACCGGGAACAACTTCAAATGTTTTATTACCACCTTGCTCTTTAAGCTCTATGGATTGTATATTAGAGTTTGGATCTTCTTTATTTTCTCTAAATACGCCTGATATTCTAAAACCTAATTTGTTTACTAAATTTGGAAAATTATCTGATTCAATATCTAAAGAAGCATCTTTTGCATCACCAATAGCTATTCCAGCTGGGTTAACAGCTATGCCAAGTTCATTTTTAAATTTAGAAATGTCTAAACTATATTCTTGAGCAGCAGCTGATGTTAATACTCTTTCAATTTCCCTTCCCGTAGGTTTTGGTGGTGTAGATGGCTTAGGTGCGGTTTTTTCTTTATACAATCTCCTAGAGTTTTCATAAGCACTTTTAGCAGCAGTTTTGTATTGATTTTTAATTTTTGTAATTAATGATTGTTTATCTACATCGTCTAATATACCATTATCTTCAAAATCATCTTGTATTGCTTTAATTTCACTTTCAGGTAATCCTAATTCATCAACAGCAATACTAGCTAAATCAGCGTCAGTATATTTTTCACTAGCCAATTCATTATCTATTTTATTTTCAAAAGCTGTTTCATCCCACCCCTGTAATCCATATTTTTCGTACTCATTTCCTAATTCTTTTAATTGAGACATGTATGCGTCCGATCTTTTTGATATATGTCTTGTGTTAACTAAAGAATTAAAGTCTTTTACGGTGCCATCTTCAAATACAAATTGATTACCATCAACTTTAAACTTACCAGAGTAAATATCATTAACTCTTTCCATTAATTCAGGACTATTAAGCTTACTAAGGTCATCTGGTTGAGTATCAGCAAATTGAGCTATCCATTGCTTAAAATCGTTTGTTTTAGCGGCTACTTTACTTATACTTTGTTGTGCATTACTAATAGCCATTTGTTTTTCAACAGGGTCTAAGTCTTCATTTCTTATAGCACTTAATGCAACATTGCGAGCTTCTAACGCTTGTCCTATTGCCCATTCACGCATTTGCATAGGAACTTTACTTTCATCTAATTGTGGTAATTGTGAAATTGCTTGCGCTTGAAGTTCTTTTCTTCTTTGCTCTTGAGCTTTAGTTCTTAATACAGCCTGTTCGCCTCTAACCACAGCGGGTCTAATAGCCCCAGCTAAATCTACCGGCTGTCCTTCACCTAATGCTTGTCCAATTAATCTTGTATCTAATGCCATAATATTTTATTTTAAAGTCCGCCGGCTAACATTCTGCCCGCCCCAACAGCTAAATTTCCAACTCCTCCAACTAAACCTTCAGTAGCTTGTTTTCTAGCCGCATCAGCCGCTGCTTTTCTTGCTGCAGATACGTTGTACATTTGCTCTGTTCTGCCAAACTCTTGTTGCTGTACATATTGTTGCCCAGCAGATCTTTGCGCCTCTAAATTTTGTTGCCCGCTTGCTCTAGCTATTTGATTAGCTCGCTCTTGTTGACCAATACTAGCGGATGATGCCTGTAAATTTTGTGATTGTTGTGCCGCTAAGGTTTGAGCTAAAGCACCAATTCCAGACCCACCAGCCGCGCTTTGTAGTCCAGACAATGTGGATGATAAACCTTGCTGTTGTTGTTGAGAAGCAAACTGTGCTTGTTGTTGATTTACTGTTAAATCTTCATAAGGATTTGTCATACCAGCACTCGGATCTTGAAACTCAAAAGATTCATATTCTCTTTGTCTTTGTTGTAATTCAGCTCTTGCAGCTCTTTGTTCTTGTCTTCTAGCTCTTCCACCAACAATCCCTCCAGCTATGCCAGCTAATCCTTCAGCAATTTGGCCAAAAGCCCCAGCATCATTTTGAGCGGTGCCTGAAATTGCTTTTCCAATCCCACTTTGAGGGTTGCCTAAGCTAGCGGGCCCCTTAAGAGCTGCATTGATATTTGCTCCACTCATTGCCGTTGGACCAGTAGTTTCAAAAGGTTGTAACCCCGCAGGATTAAAACCAGCAGAAGCTACAGTTTGTACAGGTTTTCTTATTCCATTGCTCATAATTAATTACTGCTTATATTTATTTCTGAATTTACCGCAAACAACTCTTTAAAGTCAGTCGCGTTATTTGTTAACTTAACAGTTGCATGGTAGCCTATTAAGCCATTACTATTTATTACGTTATTTTTACCAAACATAAAGTAATCACCAGCTTCTGGTCTAATGTTAGTATCAGGCATATCAGCTACTATGCTTAATCTATCGACTGATATAGATGTGCATAAGCCTAGCTCAGCTACATCATCATTATGTTTAAAATAAACAATATCACCAACCTGTAAAGATTGGTTTATTGTATTTGTAAATGTTATTGTTATATCTGCCATTTTTATATTATTTATTTATCCCGATGTGGCTTTGTAAAAAGTAAGCTCTATGTCTTCATTAGGACAAGACATTGCTACCTCCCAGTTTGTTCCTGTTAGTGGAGCATAAACATATACATATGCTTTTGAAACACTTGATCTTTTTTCCCATGTCCAATGAACATCTGTTCCAGCAATATTTCTTTTTACCCCATCCACAATAGGTCTTGCACTATTACCCGAAGCAGAAACTTGGGATCTTACATTTGTTCTAGTAATACTTTTTGCATCTAAAGCAAGATTTATGTCACCTTGTGCATAACCGTCTCTATGTCTTGTTATATACCCAGTGTCAATTTTTATTTCACCATCATAAACAACAACAAATCTATCAGGTTTAAGCACTGCGTTAAAATACATATTTATAGTTCCAGTGCCTGATCCTAAATCATATTCTAATATTTGAGGAAAAGTTTTACCTCCAGCACTTGGTCTTAAAATAGCCTGGCATGCTTTAGAACTTTGATCTATATTTGCTGAAGTTGGAGTGGGTAGATCCTCTCCACTTGTTAAAGCGGTAGGGGTAAAAACAGCAGCTTTTTGGTCTATGTCTTCTTCTATTGTTAGAATAAATTTATTTTGATAATAAAAATCTACGGCAATTTTGCCTTCTCTATCGTCTTCAGAAGTTAATTCAGAAATATTAAAATTAACACTATCACCTTCTGTGAATATTTTTTTATCTTGAATTTTATCATCTTCGATAACTTGTCCTGTTGTGTTTTTAATATTTACCCAAGGTGCATTTACCGTTCTAGCCTTCCAAGTTAAAAGACTAATACCTATGCCTTGAGGCAACCTGTTTAATCTTGGTATTATATACCCAGAACTAGCCCCTCTGTAGTAATATCTTACTTGACCATTGCTTCTAGGGCTGTAACTACTATCACTATAATGGTCAGTGTTAAATGAAAAATCATTTGCACTGCTTATACTTGGCCTAGTTGGGTCTAAGTCTTCGCTATCAATAATCCCATCTCCATCTGTGTCCGCGGGTGGCTTACTATTAGCATCGAGTGGATCACTTCCCGCGGCTATTTCATCAATATCGCTAATTCCATCCCCATCATCATCCGTGTCAGCTGAATCTGGATTTCCATCACCGTCTGTGTCTAAAGGTTTACTGTTTGCATCCTGTGGGTCTGTGCCATATGTGCCTTCTTTTGTATCACTCCACCCATCATTGTCATCATCTGTGTCAAATGAATCAGTCGTTCCATCACCATCTGTATCTAAAGGTTTATTATTAGGATCCTTAGGGTCTGTACCATATGCTTTTTCTTCTGCATCAGACCATCCGTCATTATCATCATCTGGATCTGCATTATCTCCTATCCCATCTTTATCATTATCAGAAGATTCAGTAGGATCAAATGGGAATGCGTCTAAATCATCATTAACACCATCACCGTCTTGATCAAGATTACATTCTTCAATGTCTTTTATTACATCCACACTAAATGGATCCGATTTTGTTGTTTTAATTAAATAACCTGTTCCAACTATTTTATAAGTATTTTCTAATTCTACTTCCCCATTACTTACTCCTTCTTCAGATGAGGTGTATTTTGTTAAATAACCACCTATGGCAGGGTCTGCATTTAAAGGATCAATATTAAACAATCTAGCATTGAACGAAGATGATGTAGAGAAACAATCACCTTTTTGCAATTCAATAACTTGATATGACTCTTCTGTTGCTAAATCAAACTCTACTCTACCTAAAGCCTTTTCAGGATTAGCATTTATATTGGCAAGTATATTTAAAGTTAATTCCGTTTTATTATTATTAATTTCTATGTTACTAGTTATTGTTTTACTATTACCATTTATATCCGTGTATGTTCCCGCCGTAGCTAAAGAAAGCTCGTTATCTAATAAATTAATTGTGTGACCAGTTGTTGAAAATATTTTAGTGTAATCTTCATTTTGAGAAACTTTTCTATCAATTTTAAATATTTTTTGGAATAAAAAGTTTTGATTAGAAGCATCCGTTAGCTCACCTAGTATAAGTTTATTTGCGAATAGTCTATCCTCACTATCTAAAGGAACGTATAATAAGCTATATGAAGAGTCAATAGTAATTAATTCTGATATTTGCGCTGTTGGTCTTATAGTTATTGTTTGTGTTGAATCAGGAAGATTGAATTTTAATGTATCAAAACCTATTTTTAATCCATCATCATCAATACTTAATGTTAATTCATTATTATTTGCATAAGTACTCAACACATTATTATTAGAAGCATTGACTAAAACAAAACTTTCATTGGTTATAGAATTTAAAAATCTATAACCTGCCGTTGGAGTTAAAGTAAAATTATAACTATTTAATATTTCAGCAGGTAGTTTTTTACCACCTGTTATTGTATGTGTTGTTGGATTTGGATCCCATGAATAATTTGTTGTAGCTAATGAGTTGGTTGTTATATTTGAAAAATCAATAGTTAATGTTATTTGTTCATTTATAATACTATCTAAGGTTAATATACCTTTATTGTTTTCAATTATATTGTCAACTTCAATTTCACCTGTAATGGTCAAAGTATCAGCAACATCATCTAATACTGCATTAAGATTATAAATATTAATATTATCTCCAGCTAAATCAAAAACAATATCAGATTTTTGGGGTTGTCTTTGAAGCGTGTAAACCGCTGTAGGAAGTTGTATAATTTGAGAAAAAGAGGATCTAATTACATCACCTGTAAAACCTTTTAGCGTTACCTTGTTACTTACAACATCATTAAATTGTGATATGAAAGTAAAAGATAGTGCTGCTTTAGCTTTTCTGTATATTACCGCATCTACAATATCTGAACTTAAAACCGTCCCGTCTCCTGAGCTTATTTTAACATTAAACGTTTCGTCTGTTGTACCGGTTGGAAAAATTAAAGTGTCCTCATAAACACCAGAATTGGGCATTGTAAGTTTAATTTCTTTTTTAATTTCTCCAGAAGTATCCGTTAATATATAAGCAAATTCAGCACCAGGATCACCATAAACTTCTAATAATCTAATATTGTTATTAGGTGTTACGTTAGACTCATCTAAATCGTAGTAAAGTATTGTTTTGGTTTTGACTACTTCTTCTTTAGGGTTTACTGTTATTGTATAATTTATATTTGTTTCACTACCTTCCCCTATAATTATTTTTTCAAATAACGTTATACTCCCGTCTTTATTTGTTTGTTTTGTTATTAATATATTAGGATTGTCAATAGCAATATCAGCCTCTGTTATTGTCCAACCATCAGCAGGAGTTATTGTTCTTGAGGTAATATTTTTTATTACGTTAGTATTACCAATAACAGAATAATTTCCGCTGCCCTTGGTTGTTGTATAATTATTACCACTCAAAACATAGTTACCTGTTGTTGATATATCTTTTTTAGATGCAAAATTAATTTTGCATAATTCCAAGTTTATACTTTTATTTGCAGAAGGTTGAATTTTTAAACCATGTGTGTAAGTTAAAATAACGTCTTCACCATCATTAGTTGCAATAACATTTTTTAAATTAAACTTGCTTGCATCTAAAGTATAGTTATTTTTTGAAAATATTTTTATATCAACAGTTGAAGGCAGTTTTGCTCCAGGAGTATTTGTTAAAATCTTGGGCGATGATTTATACGATGTAGTCTCACTAGGAGATATATCAAAAGTAATGTTTGTATTATTTGCTGCACTAATTGCGCTTATAGATAAAGCTTGCCCAACCCCTTGAAAGTTAAAATTTTTAGGGTCAACATTTTCAATAGTTCTTACTTCTCCTGGAATATTAGTAAAGTATTTGTTTTCTTTAGGAATAAACGCAAAATCATTTGATTTTTGCTGATCAGTTACAATATTTGCTGTCCATCCCGAGCTTCCTTCATAACTTAGTGTTTTATAGTTTTTAATAACTGAAGGGTTATCATTAATTTCTAGCTCAACTAAAGAATTATATTGTGTATCATAAAAATTATTATAAGGAACATCCTTAGTGTCTTGTTCCCAAAGTTCTCCATTTACAAATGTATAATACTTATTATTTAAGGAAATTGCATTTTCTGGAACAAAAGATTTTCGTGTTACCCACCCGCTAACATTTTCATCAAAACAAACCGTATCTTGATTTGCAAAAGAAACGTTATACAAATCATTGTAATTATCGTAAGATCCAAGAATATCAGTTAACTCTGTATTTGAGTTATAACAGCCTTTGCTAAAAAACCTATCTTTAAAAAAAGAAGACATATTTAATTTACTAATAGGAGTAAGACCATCTCTTGATAACCTTAACACTTCTCCACGCATTTTATCAGTAAAATAAGCTCTAAAGCCATATTTAGCATAAGACTCTGGATTGTTTGATATACCATATTCTCCTGAATAAGGCTGTATTGCTCCAATTACTCTATTAGTTGCTACTACGTTTGGATTACCATCTGCATTATATAATATATCCTTATCAGCATAAGCTCTAACAATTTTATCTTCACAAAGAATAATTATTTGATCGTCCCATGCGTCTAGTAATTGAATACTACCATATGATGGTAATAAATCTTTAGTTATTGTATTAGCTTGATTAAACTCATTTGATTTGTTAATGCCTGTTCTTGAATTAACAATTCCAGACCAAATTAATCCATTAAACTTGTGTTCTTCTTTAAATTGTTCTGATAAAGTAGCAGAAGCCTTAATACCAGTGCTTATATAAATATTATTAAAATCATCTCTAATTCTATTAGATTCAACCCCATTTTTAAAACAAAAAGTATTATACCATTTTAATGATTGCACTTTGCCATGTTCACTAATTGGATATGCTTTTTCTGTTTCAAAATAAAGATCAAGCTCTGTAATAGATTCTAATGGTTCTGTTTCGAATATTGCTGGATTCTTAGTAAAAAAAGCTTTTTCATCGTCAACCGATTCAACTATATTTAATGTAACTTTTTCTTTTGCGTGCTGCTGTGGTATCACCACCTCCTCTTTTAAAGGTAAATTATTACCCTCTGCGTCTGCAAATTCTAAAGACACTTTAGATACTTCCTTTTTATTATTTAGTTCAAGTTTAGTAAAAACAGCTTTACTTATTTCATAAATAGTTTCATCAGTGCCAAATTGTAATTTAGTTCCAACACTAAATTTTTTAATAATTGATTCATCTTGGTTTACAGTAGCCTCTTCAAATTGAATACTAAATTTTCCATTAATACCAGCTAATGTAAACGCATTTGTTTTTAAACCACCCCTTGCAACCCAAATTGGATATTGCGGGTTTTCGTCTGCATTATTTTTAGAACGCTGTCTGTTGTTTTTGTAGGCATGGTTTCCATCTAATTGGTAAGAATCTACATTTTGATATTCTCCTACTATATTAGAAGAAACTTCAGAGTTTAATAAAGTTGCGTTTGTTCTAATTTTAATAAAAAATCTTCCATCAAATTGCTTTGCTCCTTTTTCGTTTTTTACTTCTAATATATTAATAGATATACCGTCTTTTAATGTGTCATCTGCGTTATATATAAAATTTACATCATTTCCAAAAGACTCATCAATAGTAAGCTCTAAATCGTCAACCAATAAATTATTATAATTTAATTTTTTTATTTTATATGGTCTGCTTGTTTGACCCCCTATTTGAAATTGTATATATCTATTTTTTAAAATTTGTTCTTTATCTGTGTTAGATATACCTAATGGTGTATTGTCAGGATCTCCGTTATTAGCGGCTAAAATAACAATTTTTGTACTATTTTCAGTAGGCGTTAAATTGTCAGCTTTGGTTGTTTTAGGGGTTTCAATTTGCAATCCAGCTCCAAATTGTATATTAGAAAGGCTATATACTTGTTTTTTAATTTCAGATACAAAATCAGGTGGTTCATTAAATATATCAATAACTTTATATCTATTGTTAGTGTTTAAAACAGCTTTATTTGCCCCGTGCTGCTTTTTTAATAATAAATAAGTTTTATCTGTTATTTTATTTCGTTCTGTAGATGGAAAAGAAATATAACTATATCCATTTTCGGTATCATGGTAAAATTTGTCAGCTGTTAAGTTATAATATTCGTTGGAAGTGTCTTTTATATAATATTTAAAATATTTTGCCCAAGCGGGTGGATTGTTTTTTAAAGATATGTTAAAGCAGTTTTCAAAAACAGATTGATTTTTATCAACAAAAACTGTACCTGTTTGATTTGAAAGCACAGGAGAGTGTCTGTTATCACTATCCATATAAACAACTCCTACTTGATATGGTCTGTTTGATTTTATTGATCTTTTAAAGTTATCACTTCTTGCACCTAAATATATATCAAAAATAGGTTCATTATATATATCATAGTTTTGCTTGTAATTACCATATATTATCCTATTAGCTGTAACTTCTTGTGCTTTAGCAACTTTTGGTACATTATCCCAACTCCTTAGCAATTGATCATTAGGCAATACAGAATGTATTTGTTTTTTAGTTATTTCATAATTGTTTAAAAAACCTAATCTTTTTACAGCTTGTAATGTGTATATATTTTGATTTCTTGTTTCTTTAAATAATATTTCAATTTCTTCAATATTGTCGTCTCCTAAATCAAAATTAGACAATGTTATTTTTCTTATGTTGTTTTGCATTCCTTTATTGAATGCTTCTTTACCATCATAATCAAATTCGCCGGGTATAAAAGCAGATTCTGAAAATGGAGATAATGCAGAATATTCACCATCCTTATATTTCCATCTATATCCAAATCTAACAAATTCCAATTCGTATATAGGATCTTTTACTATTAATTCTAGTTTAACAGAATAATCATTAATAGTAGGTATATTATCTTGACTTGTTATAGTTATTACAGCACTATCCACACCAATAGACTTTAAAGTACCTATGCTATTTAGTTCCCCGTTTCCACTTATTTCATCTCCAGTTAATCTTATACTGTTACCAACACTCCAACTAGGTAATGTTGTTAAACCAGATAGAGTAAGATCATCACCAACACCTATCACTTTGTTACCCTGTCCGGCTACACCAGCTGATGATTGCTGGTAAAAATTTATTTTTTTATTTATTTCATAAATTCCATTACCTAAGAATTTTTCTAACAGCAAAGATGGAGCAAATAAAGGGGCTTTTTTAGCTACTTTTATATCTTCTTCAGTAAAAGTTCTATTACCTTGTGTAACATTTCCATTCGTGTCTTTTTTGTCAAATACTACTACTGTTTGAGTATTAAAAATACCGGGCGTATTTGGGTACACAGTGTTAGAAAACTTTTTAAACGTAGGGATGTTTATTTTTCTTGGAGGATTTAAGTTGTCTGTCCAGAATAACATATCATCAATGATGTTTACACCTGTAATTAAATTGCTTTTAGAAAAATTTAAAACAGAGTCTGTGCTATACACAAAGCTTAAATCTATCTTACCATAAGATTGACCATTATACTCTACATTCTTAAATACATATTTATTATTCTCTTTTCTTAATACCGAATTTTTAGGTATTGAAAGTTTAATATAAGGATCTGCACAGGTTAAGTCTAGGTTGTTGTTAACCAATACTTCATCATCATTGTTTAATGGCAAAGCGCCACACAGCTCTTTTAACTCAGTTGTTAATATATTATCAAGTACTAATTCATTATCACTATTTGATTCAACATTTATTGAAGTTAATACCTTAGATAACGTTATTTTTTTATCAATAAGTATAGGTAATATTGTTCCTTGTTGTTGATCAAATTCATATATGCCATCAATATTATCTGCACAAATAAACCAATATATTTTATCTTTTAAAGTGTGGGCAATTACTCCAATTGTTTTAGCATTTTCTAAATTAATACTAGATAACTTTTTATTACCTAGTATGTTTTCAATAGCGCCAACATCTGAGCCTTCTGAAGAAGATATTTGAATATTTAGAGCATCTCTATATTCACCATTTGGAAGTAACCTTTCATCAAAGTCTTTGTTCATCCTTCCGGACTGAAAAGTGTGCTTTAATTCTGCCATGTATTAGTGTTTAATTTGTTTAGATTTACCGCGCATAGTTTGAATAATATCAGCCGGGCTAATTTTAGCTAATCGTATTTTAGCATTACGCGTTGTTGCTCTTTTTTCTTTTTTTAGTCTATTTATTTGATATTCTGGCAAGTTTGATTTAGCTGATGCTAGACCACAAGCTATACTTTTATATATTGCCTCTTCTGCAAATTTATGAACCTTCATTTCGTTTTCAGAATATAAACCATCAGATAAATATTTTATTACAATAATTTTTCCAGTCAGGTCGCTTGTAAAACTAAAAACACCAAGATTATTATTTATTGTAAAAAATCCATTTTTAGTTGCACTTTCTGGATTTAAACCATATCTTTTACCGTAGTCAACATTATATCCATATCCTTCTTCTAAAAAATTAGTTTCTGAGTTTTGGCTATTTGAATCGCCACTTCTTGCGGCTTTAAACCTTGACCTTGTTATAGATTCTTCAGCCACCAATAAATTGCCTTCTTCATCATACAAATAATTATATTTATCATCTTGTAAAATTGAAACAGGCTCAAAACTTACAGCACTTTCTTTTATGGGATGCTGCAACCCACCGTTGTCAATCCAAACCAGCTCTATATAATTTATAAAGTCATGCGGTATTGGCAATGATAATGAAGGTGGAATTTCAACTTCTTGTGTTTTAATAATGCCTAAAACATCATAATTCATTTCTTGAATTGCTCTTTGAGCATGAAATGCAACCTCAGCTCTTTTGGCGCTTTTTATTATTTTATCATCCCCTATGTTTGAAACAATAAAGTTATTTATAATATCAGATAATGTTATAAATTGATAATTTCCCTTATTTAGGCTATTATAATATTCGAAAGGTGAAGAAGTTGCTAAAGCCATTTATTAAGATTTTTCTTGTGTTATTTTTTTATTTTCTTTTGTCTCAGCAGCTTGGTATACATCTGGAGATTTTGCAATAATACCAGCATATGTTAATATTTTATTAACTAAGTTGACTTCTTCTGAGTCATGTAGCTCACAATCTTGGTGGTCAACAGCTGTTGAATTATACAAAGGTGTATTATTAACTTCAAAGTATGTCCAATTAATACTACTTGGCTTTTTAATATATGAGCAAGTAATACTACTAGTTATAGTTTCTGGATATACTTTTATTTTATTTCCTGTTCTTAAAAATATAGGATATGATGTTGTGGGAGTTGTTAATGGTGAATTAACTATATATATTAATTCATTTTTTTGAGTAGCCTCAACTTCTGTAAACGAATTGTATGTTACCGTACTTAGTCTATATAAATCAACAGGCAATTCAAAACTTATATTGTAATTTAAAGTTACTTCATCAACTCTAAACAAATCAATTTTTTCTTTAATATTTGAAATAATATTAGCGTGCTCATTGTTAATTTGACCAGCTCTATTAAATTGATTGAGATCATAAAAATATTGCTCAAATATATCTAATTGTGCTTGATTGGCTAAAAGATTAAACTCTTGCGGTGTCATATAACCTCTATTCTCTTTATTAAGAATAGCTAATACTCTTTGGTAAACCGTATCTATGCTGATCATATTTTTTATTATTTATAGTAGTATGGCCACCCTTAAGATGGCCACGCCACTATTAAGGTAACTATTTAAGTTTCTTTTGTATAGAATTAAATACTTCTGACCCTTCATCTGTTTTGAAGTAAGAAGCCATTGCTGAAAATGGATTTTCGTCAAAAGGAACAGTAATAATTTTCTTTTGATTCAACGCCCATTTAAACGTTTTATTGTCATCAGCAAGTGTAATTATATTTGCCTCAGAAGCCTTTATCGCTATATTTCTTAATTGAACATTTTCATCTTCTACTAAGTCAATAAACAATTCTGGCTGAGACTTTGCAAATAACAATAAATCTCTTCTTATTTCAGAAGTAGTCATCTTAGATACAGCTGAACCTTGCTCAACTCTCAATACTGCTTCAGCATGATCAATATCTAAATCTCTAGCTAGTACTAAAGCTTGAATTTCAACTTCAATATCGTGAAGATCATCTTTAGCTGTAGCCACAGCATCTAATTCTTTATATGTTTTATTTCTTTGTGGATGGTAATTTGAAAGCAACATTTGTAATGCTTGATCTGCTTTTGATACAAATAATGAACCATCTTTAAATACAATATGCTTTAATGTTGAAAAACCATCTTGTTCATCTCTAAACGGTGATTTTTGATTTGAGGCATATCTTAATTCTCTTGAATAACCTTTTTCTTCATCAAACCACATTAAAGGATGCCTAGCGTGATGCTTTGAAGCTAATGTAAAGGATATTGGTGTTTTATCTCCAGTTAATACATATGTTCTATCTTTAATAGCCCAAGTATTTTTTGGTTTTTTAACTTCTGTTTTTGGTGTATTAATACTAACAGGTTGTTCTTGTTGTGGAGCGTCTATAACGCTGTCCATTGATTGTTTTTTTGCCATGATATAATATAATAAGATTTATAAAAAGTAAAGGCAGGGACGCCCAGAGACGCCCCATTCTTTACATTAGTAATTATGATTGAGTAACAGACTTGAATAAAGTAAAGTTGTTAGCTCCTTGAACACATAAACATCTTTCTGACAAGAAGTTAACGTTCATTTCATCAACGTCAGAAGTATAAACTCCACCTACAGATCCAGTGATCCAAGATTTCATTTTTCTATCATCAGCTTCTGAAGCACGGTAACGTACATGTAAGAAAGGACGCTTAATGTTCTTACCTAATTGCTGATCGTATACAGTCGAAGTACCAGCAGGCACAAGTACACCATCAATATCTTCAGTAAGTCCACGTGTAGCAGCATCATTTAAATATTTCCAGTCAGTTTTGTAGAAGTCGTAAGATCCTCTGCGGAAACCGCTAAATCCTAGGTTAAGTGCCATATCCTCACTGTTGTTGAATACTCCAAAAGAAGATCCACCATTATAGTGAGCATTTACAGCTCCTAGCATATCATCAAAAGCAAGCGCGGTAGCTCTGTTTAAGAAAAGCATGTTTTCTTCAATAGCTCCTTGCTTGTCAAGGTTCTTAAGAATTTCATCAAAATCTTGTAAAGCAGTACGATCTGATCCAGCGTTTGCTAAAGTAGCTTCACCTGAATTAAAGTTTTGATAAATATTACCTCTTCCTTCAATTGCAGCGAAAAGACCTTCAGTACCTTTGTAACTTGCTCCAAGAGCTCCAGAACCTGCAGCAGCTTTTTCACCTTCTACCATAGACATTTCTAAATAGTCTTCAAAACGTAAGCGTGTTTCATGCTCAGATTTTAAATACCATAAATATCCAGACGCTCCATTTTCAGTAGTTACTTCTACCCACCCAATTTGAGCAGCATCAGATCCTGAAATTGAATACTTGTCTTTAATAATAATTGGTGAATTGCTGAATTGTTGGAAACCAGCATCTACAGATCCTTGCATTCCAGCAGTTCCTTTAGCAAATTCAGAACCGTAAACAAATACTTTAGCAGTTCCGTCAGCTAAGCCTGCATCATCAAGATGTTCTGCTGTGTAGGGTGCAACAGTAAATTGTCCAGCAGCTACAACAGTAACTACGGCTTTAACAGTTGTAAGCCCTTGAGAAATAGCAACAGTCTGTCCTAAACGAACAGCATGACCAGCTTTAGCAACAACGCTTGTTGCAGCAGTAAGAGTTGCATCATCATAAGCAATATGCAATCTTCCTTGCTCTGACCAAATAATTTGATCTGAAGCAGAAGGAATTTCAGCTCCAACCATACGTAAGAAAGAAGCTACAGAACGATTTCCGTATCTTTCAACTTCTTTTTCATATACGTCTGGTAAGAATTGTTGTGCAAAAGTTCCACCTCCAGAGGCAGAGTCAAATGTCAGGTAGTTACCTGCAAATAGTGTTTTAGTTGGTGATGGTGTTAATCCCGCAGGAAACGATCCACCAGTGTTAAATAATCCCATTTTATTTTAGGTTTTAAAATTATTGTTTCATTTTTATTCTTAATCGCGAAGAATCGTCTCCTGCAACAGCTCTAATTTTAACCCCTGAGTCCGTGGTTACCGCTTCATGCGTTCCCCGTGGTCCCATATCTATGTTTTTAGATTCTTGCATTTGCGTTTTAATTGCATCTGCTCGACCTTGTTCATAGAAATGATTAGCAATAGAGTCAGCATTCATCGCTGTAAATAATGCTTTATGGTAACCTGCTGCGTCTGACATTTCATTATTATTGTTAACAAACTTGCTAACTAACGAATTAATATCTGACTGAGTAGATTTAACATTGTTTACATCTTTAACATTGAATCTGTATTTTTTATCCCCTACTTTGTATTCAAAACCTTTGAAACTTTCAGAAAACAAATTATTTGTTTTTTCTTCAAATACAGTTCTTTGTTTTTGCGACTGCTGCTGAACAGAATCCTGTTCTTCTTTATAACTATTGTAAAACTCAACCGCCTCTATTTGTTCTGGAGTTAACTTTGAGCTTAACTTAAGATCATCGTAATATTTACCCTTTAAACTAGTTAGATTTGATTTTGCCTCAGCAATACTTTCTTTTAATAATAATTTTTTACGTCTAATATCTCTTTCATCATCAATGTCTTCATCATATGAAAAAGAATCTTCAATTAAAAAATTAATTTCACTTTCATCCAAGTGCGGTTTACTTTTTCTATAGTGCTCGCGAAGTACTTCCATATCTTCCATTGCACCATAATCTTTATTTAAACTTATGTAATCTTCAAGCGTTCCACCTGTTTCTTCCATAAAGCTTATTAGCTTATCTACATTTTCAGGAAGCTCTCTAGTATTACTTACGTCTTCCTCTTGCTCTTTAAGCTTATTAGGAATATCTTTTATTTTATCCGCTAATATTGTTTCTTGAACATTTTCTACTTCTTCATCTTGCACGAGCTCGACGACTGGACTTTCATCGTTATCGGCCCGTACTTCTTTGTCCACTTCTTCGCTATTTGTGGTTTGTTCGCCCACATCCACGCTTGTTGTTTCTTGCTCTTGAACGGCATCTTCTTGTTGTGTTTCTGGTTGTTGTCTTAAGTCAATCTTAATAGTACCATCCTCATCAACTGATACGTTTTTCGGTACATCATCTTGTGCAACTTCTTGTTGAACTTCTGTTTGACTTTCTACAGTTTCCTGCAAAGTTTCTTCTTGGTTTGTTGTTTCTTCTGACATGATAAAATATTATAAAATTAATTGTTGGGTATTTGTTATCTTGGTTCAAACATTTCTAAATTAAATCCGCTACCCATGGTATCATTACCAGCGGATTCAAACTCTTGCTCTCCTTTTCGATCTTTTCTTTGCTCAATTAGTTTAGATTGTTGACCAGCTTGTATTCTAGTTCTTTCATCTTTCCGATCTTCTTTATATTTTTCTTTTTTATCTAAAAGATCATTGTCTTGTTGCTTAATAGCAATATTAAGATCAAACTCATATTTCATAAGTTCTTTCTTAAGTTCTTTTTCAGTTTGCATTTTTTGCATTTCAAGCTCTGACTCTATTTGTATTAACTCTACTTTTTGTGCAGTAAGAGCTTCGTTCTTTTGAACTTCCATTTGAGCAGCTACCTGAGTGTTTTGTGAATTAGCATTAGCTTGAGCTTGAATATTAGCTTGTGAAATTTTTTGATCTTGCTCTAATTTTTTACGTCTACGTACTTTTAATAATTGATTAGCTAGTTTTAAATTTTTAACTTCTCTAATATCAATAGCATCCTCAAGATATATTTGGTCTCTAGAAAGAGCTTGTTGTATGTTATTTTCAAGCAGCTGCTTTTCTTCTGCGTCTGGCTCTAACTCAATAAAAATGCCAAAGTCATGCATATGCATATTGGCTACTTCTTCTAATGTTGCTACATTAAATCTACCTATACTAGATATAAAAGATTCTCTAGTTGGTGAAAATTCTAATATATCGGATATACGCAAACTAATAGCTTCTGCTGTTTTAACAGTTAAATACATACTTCCTTGTAATATATGCCTAGTAGCTGTGTTAGAATTAGCTGCAGCCATTTTTTGAATACCAACTAAAGCGTTAGCATCTGGCTTACTACCATCTCTTGCTTCGTTTAATCCGCTAACATCACGTATCATCTGTAGATAATAATTATAAGTGCTTATAAGAGAATTTATTTTATTATTACCACCATTAGAGGTTAGCTCTTGAATAGGCATTCTGCCCGCATTCATGTCTCCGTCGGCTGTTAAAGATCTACCAATTACACTACCTGTTTGGAAAAACATATTTAATGCTTCTTGAGGATTGTAATTTGTTCCATTTCCTAAATCTATTTCAGCCAAGCCATCAGCGTCTAAATAGACTCCATCAGGAATCATTCTTGACAATACTTGCTGTAGTTTTAAATGTGTTAATTGAATCATATCAGCAAAACTTGTAATTCTACTAACTAAAGATTCAATTCTTCCTTTGTATATTCTTGGTGCTACAACGCTATAATTAAACATAGCTTTAGACGTATCACTTTTTGGGCGCGTCATATTTTTAGCCATTTCCCACTTAAGTAATTTTCCAACACCAATTACAAACGCACCATCATATATAACTTCAACAGACCTAGAAACTTTTTCAAAATCAGCTCTTTTATCCTTAGGAGGATTAAATTGATCATTTTTAGCTAAAGCTTTATCAGCACCTGTTGCTGTTTTCTTTATTTTAAATACTTCGTTCTTATATGTTTTAAAATTAAAATATAAAACTTGTATTGTGTTTGCATCTAATGTACTGTCCTCATTTATAAACCTATTATGAGCAGCAGAAGTTTGACTTCCTTGCTTACTAAGCTTTTGAAGTTCTTCATTATCTAAATCAGGAAATTGTGTTTTTAATTCATTTAATGTAACACTTTTTATTTCTCCAATATAATATATATCATCAAAATAAGGTGAATCTGTATATGAATATACTAAATTAGCGGGGTCAACATACTCTAGTTTAATTCCCTCAGCTTTATTAAATGTATTTTTTGTCGCTCCAATACCAATTACAGTTAAATCATAATTAATACGTCTTTTTAATAGGTCATATTTATTAGTATTTAAAACAACGTGAATAGCCTGCTCCTGTGCAATTTCTATAGATTGTTTGTATTCTAATTGCATTCGTAAAGCCAACTCTTCTTCGTTGTGAGGTAATGTTGCAGGATCATTGCTATACACATTAATTCCAAGCTCCTGCTGTATTTGATCTGATATTGCTCTTGTTTGCATATCAGCCAACACAGACTCAACGTATTCTGTTCTTTTTTTTATACTAGAACTATCTTGTGAGTACGCTTTAATATCATATAATCTGTCAGACATGCCATTTACCACAATATCTACAAACTTAGGTATAATAGGTACAGGCTTCCAGTCTAAATTAAGATAAGACAAATCGCCGTTAATAGACAACTCATCTTTATATTTTTTAACAGACTGCTCGCCTCTTGCATATAATCTTAATCTGTGAAACTCATCTCTATTTGAATAAAAACGTGTTGCACCACTATCTCTTTTAAACCACTCGTGTTCAATAGCTCTTGCTACTTTTGCCCCATACTCTGAGCTTGCTTTTTCAGCATCACTAGCAATTTGACTAGGAAATGAACTTTTTAAAATTGATTCGGCCATATTATTGTATTATTTGCGAATGCGTACCTTTATTGTTATATCTTGAAATTTTTAAGTCTAAATTAGACTTTTCGTATTTTGGCTTAGGATGATATAAATGTCTATTACAGGCCATTATAGCTAATCCTGAGCTTATTGTTGCATCAAACTTTGTTCTTTTATTTATATCAAATTTAGCCCAATCGTTTAATGTTCTATTAAAATATATATTACCACCACCATCTTCATTAACACCTACATGTTTTTCTATGTAAGTTTCAATTGCAGCAGCATGAGCTTGTTTAATATCTTCAGAGGTATTTGGTATTCCCCCAATTTCTTTTTCTGTTACAGATAGTTTGTTCCAGACTTTATCCGGTCTATTCATTGAAAACCCTCTATAACCTCTTCTCCTAATATGATATAATAAACGGGGCTTATTATTTTCACATAATATTGGCATACCATAAAATATAATAGCCATTAACATATCTTCAAAAAATATTTCAGCGGTTTGAGGTCTTGCTACATATTCTAAAAAAAATGTGCTTGTTGGAGCATCTTCCATACTGAACTTAGTAAGCCCGTGTAACGATCCTTTAGATCCTACTCCATCAGTTGTACCTGATATATCATATGAATCACAACCAAAAGCACCCATATGCTCATTACCTGGTTGTTTGACTCCATTCTTTACTATTACGTTGTTTTGCAGGTTCTTAGGAGGAACCCATGAAACTAAAAACCTACCAGATGGGTTTGGATTAAAAATAACCTTACTATCTTTAATACCATTTTCCCAAGAAAATGAACCTTTAGTTATAACTCCTTGTCTTACAAGGTCTTCGTTATAATCTATTTGCTCATATATTTTTGTTAAATTAAATATACTATTTTTTGCTTCGTCTCTAAATGCATGCTCTTCTGTTCTTGGGAATTGTCTATAATATTCATTTAAGCCATCTGAATCATGTTTTAATCCATCTACTTCGTTTTCCCAAAAATTAATTACACCTGTTTCAATGTAATCTCCGTCATTGCCAAGTATGGGTTCTTCTGGAGTATCAAATACAGGGTATCCATAAGAATCAATGTATCCTTCGTAGTTCCATTCCATAGGTATGAACAAACTATATAGTCCCGAGCTAGTCTGTCCATTTTTATTTCTTCTGGTAACATCTGAGTCATTGTACAGTTTTTTAAAGTTTCCGCCACCTTTTTCTAAAGCATTTGACGTTGAACCCATCATACACTTTCCAATAATTCTGCTACCTAATCGTAAAGTAGTTTTTGTTACCCTCCAATTGTTTAATATATTATCAGGTCTTTCCCATTTTCCTGATTCATCGTGAACTAACAGTCTTAATTTTTCACCATCATAACTGTTGTCACCTGTATTTTTCCAGTCTATTGTTGTATCTAATCCCTCTAGTATTTGCTTTTCACTGGTCTTTGTAATACTCTTTTTGGTAAGCTTTGAAGCGGGGACCCTATAGGCGAGTTCTGATTTTGGCCTGTCCATTCCGTCTTGTATTGGCTTAAAGAAGAAGGGATAGTTAACCGATATTGGCACGACTTTGTCAGTAAACATCTTTTTTGCATCCGCTCCAGTCTTAGAAAGTATTCCAAATCTTGAATCGGATGATATTGTTGCTTGGTTAACGGTCTCCCCTGACGCCATAAAACTAAAGCCTGATCGTCTGTTTTTGAGGTAGCAAAGTCCGTAGCATCGTTTATCAGCTTTGCAAGCTTCCCAGAAGATAAAAAATAATCTGTTGGCTTCTCTAAAATCGGGTCGCCCAACGTCAATTTTAGTCCACTGCAAGTACATGTAGTGAGTACCAGTAATATAAGTAGCATTACCTTTATTATTGAACCAATGACCTTCTTCACGTTTTGTAAACTCTTTATCAATATATTCATACCAATTGGATTTAAATGTTTCTGGATAGCTTTCCCAATCAAATATACTTTTTATTTGATTTAATTCTTTTGGGTATTCTGCCGGAGTCCATCTATCAGTTTTTTTACTAATGTCTTTAGGCTGCTCTGGTAATGCTATACACAAATTTTGAATCTTTATTATCTCGCCAATCTTTCCATCCTTGCTTATGACTATTATATCATATTCCTTATTATAGCCATAATCCCATTTGTTATAGCGATTCATTCGCTTTATAACATTAGGCTTAATAGGTGTTATTGTTTTTACTAGATATTGCTCGTACATTACTTAGATCTTCTTTCAGCAAATCCACTAAAGCTTTGTTTATCTTCAGCGGGTTTATTTTCCATTAGGTTTTTTTCTGCTTCAATACGGGTTAATATTTCAAAAGCATCAAAAATTGCTAATTTTTTAGTAGCAGCCGCGTTTTTTAATCTATCAGCAGCAAGTTCGTCTTCGCTGCCTTCAACTATTATTTCTTCTTCAGCTACCCTTATAAGTTCATGTACTGCTTTATATCCAGCTTGGATTATATTCGACTTCAGGTCCTTTACGTTCATATTTAATTGAGATTGAATTTAGTGGTACTCTATATAATTTTTCGTTATCTATAACGAACTCATATTCGCTATTTGGTGTAAAACCTATTAAGTCATTATCTTGTAAGCCAAAGCTTCTTAGATCGTCTCCTAGGTGCTTTAAAACACCTGTCAACGGCTCTTCTTTGTCTTCTGTAAATTTATTTAAGCTATGTATTGGTTTTACAAAACAGTATCCCGGTGGTGTGTGCCATTTATTATTTCTTTTGTAAAGAAATATTTGATCGTCATAACAGAAGTATTTATTTTCTTCAAAATAACTACCACTGTTTTTTTCTTTCCCGCGAACATCATAAAATCTTCTAAATACATTGTGATGTACAATTACTTTATCATTTACTTGCAAATAATTATTTTCTACATTAATAGGTAGTTCTTTTATAATACCCTCTCTATTTACAAATTTATGATCTTCAATCGATGTATTTAATATAAGATTTTCACTTTTGTTATTGTATCTACCATTTATTGGTTCAACAATATAACAGTGTAAATGTTTCATTTAATTTAATTTATATTAATAATTCAAGTCGTATTCAATGCTTATAGCCATATTTTCATTAAAATGTTTCCATAAAATTACTTCATCTTCTTTTTGAATATATATATTGTAAGAAGTATCTTCTTGTATTATATCACATATTTTATGACCCCCAAAAACTTCCTGCCCTACTTGATAATGCATTGCGTCATTCTTATAGTCTCTTCCAATGCTTATTTTTCTAATTTTATTCATTTTATTTAATTATTATTTCATTTTATTATTAAATACTAAAATTATTGTTCCAAGTATAAGTCATTATTCTGTTATTAGTTGGTTAATTTCTAATATCTGCGCCTCTGTAAGTAAAGCAACAAAATCTTCTTTGCCCATCATTATTTCAATGTGTTTAGTATTTCGATCTATTGTTTCCGTTTGTTCTTCTGTAGGGAATTCAATAGCCTGTAATTCGTTAATCAAATTAACTGAATCATAAAGTGCCGATACGTTTTGCTCTGTAATTTCCATTTTTATT